ATCAATTTCAATCAACAGCAGCAACAGACCCGTCTTTATACAAATACAGATATGTTGTAAATGTTTATACACAAGAAGGACTAATAGCCGAACTTAAAATAACACCTTCAAGTCAAGGGTGGGGACAGATTGACCTTTCCCCAATTCTATTGAACTACACATCATCTAAACCCGTGAATATGGGGTGTAGTGGTGATACACCAATACACCAATCAGCGTGGGGTTATTTAAGAAACAATATGATTATCTACGATATTATTGTAGGTGAAGAATACGCAACAACACCAACAGGTGCCGTAGTCATCTATGATGGTAATGGTAATGTTGGAAATCCTGGTGTAAGAAGTGATGTGTGTTATGCCACGAATGGTGTGAAGGAATGGTTCAACGGAAAGTATTATGACTTTGACCCGTTTTATTTAACAGGACAGACAGGAACTTTTCCACAATACACATCAAGATTTTTAACCAATTCCCCAAGAACAAGATACATTCGTCAAGGTGATTACGCATTACTGGCAGCTGTGAATTGGTTTGATACTACAGATGTATTACCTGCTCGTGAAATCTATTCAGCCTTATTCACATTCTATAATGATGGTGATACAATCATTTCAACAGGTAGAACTTTTAATGTTGAAAGTATATGTGGAACAAGACCTAATTGTTCTTACTACGATGGATTTTGGGACACCCCTACAAATTGGACGGAACAACAAGTAGTTTATTTGGGGGTAGGAAGTCCTAACCTTGAAGAACACGGAATAAACATTCCAGCAACAACCAAGTATTACAAGGTTGAATTGGAAGGGACACTAAACCAACCAACACCACCTACACCTGAAATAGATAATTTTGATGGTTGTTCGTGTGGAACTTATGATGGTGATAATTCATTAGGGGAAGATGAAGTAGAAATTGAATATATTTCTTGTTTGGGTGATGTAAGTTATATTACCATTCCTGCTGGTTCAATAGGTAGATGGTGTGCTTGCCAAAACACAAATGTATTTTCTTTGGGTGTTCCTTGTCCTATTACCTTTGTTGGTATTTGTAATGATTGTATTTGTAAAACATATTCAATAGCCAATAGCGACCCTGACTTTGCGTATTCATATACAGGACTTACTTGTTCGGGAGCAACAAGTTTTACAGGTTCAGTATCTGCGGACACTACAATTCAAGTGTGCGGGTGTGAAGATAGTATAAGTGGTATAACAGGTTCTTTAATTATTACTGAACTTGGGGATTGTCCTTTACCATTTAGTGCTGATTGTAGGGAGTTCGCAGTTGATACAAATGTAGGTTATGTTGTGGATATTCCTTATACGGGTTGTTGTGGAAACTTACTAACAATTTCAGTTCCACCCGCAGTATCAGTAGTGTTATGTGCGAACAATCCATTCCCAACTTCTTTTTTATGGAACAGCACCGATTTAGACGCTTGTTCCGTAGCTCCTTGTCCTACACCGACACCATTACCTATTCCTGAAAGTATCCCAACAGGACAACCAATCACCGCTGAAAATGTATGTGATGGTGGTGTAATGTTCTTCCGTTATTCGGGTGATACAATCGCAGTAGGTCAATTTGTAAATTATGAAAATACAATATACGAAATTACCGAAATTGGTGGTGGTGGATTTATTCAACTTACAGACCCTTTTGTATTTGATACTGAAGCATCAGCATTATCATCGTTCCCTTGTCCCCTTACTACAACTGGTTCTTGTTTAACAACAACAATCATTAGCGAACCATTCTACTTCTACTACGATGAAGATTGTAGCCAAGGAAATCGTGTGGTATTTTGGTTAAACAAACTTGGTGCTTGGGATAGTATGAACTTTAGAGCTCGTGAAGATGTGGGTTATTCTGTTGAAAAACAAGTAGTCCAAAACAACCCTGAATTATATTCTGCGGGTTGGGATACACCATCTTATTATGGTTGGAATAGTCAGCGTTCAGTATGGTCGCAGTTGGTAGGAGCATCAGGTATTCTTTATACGGACTTTTTACCACAAGCGGAAACTTTATGGTTGAGCGAAGAAATAACCCAATCCCCATCAGTTTATTTGGTTGGTGATAATGGTGTGTTAGAACCTGTGGTTATTACAAACACAGAAGTAATCAAACCAAACTACCAAGTCAATTCAAGCAAATACCAATTCCAAATTGAATATAAATCAGCTTACGATACAATAAGACAAAACCACGAATAATATGGTAGAACTATGGTTAAAATCAAACAACACGGGGATATGGGAAAGTTTAGATACAGGTGTAGATGTATCCATTTCAATTACCAAATCATTTGAGGAAATTGAAGATTTCCAAACAAGGACATCTTCATATTCCAAGACATTCAATATACCCCAAACGGCTAGAAACAATAAGTTCTTCACCGCTGCGTATAATGTGAATAGTGCCAACTTTGGTGATGATATTGTTATTCCTGCTGTTGTAAAATATGGTGGAGCAGATGTGTTTAATGGTTCTTGTAGATTAAACAAAATCATCAATTCAGTTCAAGGTGGTTCGTATGAAATATTCCTAACTGAAAACTTACCTGACTTGGCTTTGACCTTACAGGAAATCAAACTAACTGACTTGGATTATTCGGGTTTAACACACACTTTAACTTATGATAATATCTTATCAACTTGGTCTTATACTGGTGGGTCTTATACAAACTACACAGGACTTACTGGTTCATTAGTTTATCCATTAGGTTTCTACGGATATGATGACGGACAATACTATTCTAGATTTGATTTAACCACATCAGGTTTTACATTTTCAGGAGCCCCATTATCCCCAACACAATTTGCGCCTTGGGTTTCTGCCAAGTATCTTATAGACAATATGTTTTTAAGAGCAGGTTTTACCTATGATAGTGATTTCTTGAATAGTGATTACTTCAACGGAATATTCTGTTTAGCCAAAACAAACCAATCACAAGGGGGACAAGTTGTATCTGGTTCATCAGCAAACCAAAACATCTTTAGTGTAAATTACACAAGGGTTTTATTGGACGACCCTGAAGATAATTTTTATCCTAATTTCTATAAGGGGTTTGTATTCGTAAATGAATTGAATGACCCCTTGAATATCTTTTCACCTGCCAGAAATGGTAGTGCTGCGGGTAGGGGAAACTTCTTCACAACTGCCGTTGATGGTGTGTATAAGTTCAAGGTTAGTTTCAACGCTCAAGTTGATAATTCATCTTTACCTTGTATCTTGGATATTGCGGTTAAAGATGTGGATAGTGGAACACTATATTCACAAGTCAGGGGTATTACTATTATTACACAAGGAACGGAAGTAAAAAATATGTATGTAAATGCCACAATACCAGCAGGTAGAAGGGTGGCTCTTTATTATACAAGACAAGTAGCCGGACCTGACCCCTTCGCTAGAATAAGATTTACCTATCAGGCTTGGGAACTTTGGTCTTCACCAATATTGATTGGTGATAAGGAATTACTATTACAAGACAACCTACCAAACGAAACAACCTGTTTGGACTTCTTTAAGGGGATTGTAGATACTTTTAACCTAGTGGTAATACCTAATGGTGATAATTCACTTTTGATTGAAAGGTGGGACACTTATTTCAACACGGGTGAAGAATTAGATTGGAGCCAGAAATTAGATATTTCACAGGACTATAGTATTGAACCGACAACATCTTTAACAAAAGAATATATCTTGAAGTATAAAGACAGCACCGACAGGTATAGTCAAATCAACCAACAGAATAGAAACCAACAATTCGGGACTTACAGAAACATCAGTAATCTAGCTTATCATAGTGGAACGAAGATAATTGAAAGTCCATTCCAACCATTACCCATTTCTACATTTGACGGAACAACAGATAGTAATATTTTAGTCCCACACTTATACACTTGGAATAATGGTGCTGATGGTAATACAGCTCAATTCACACCATTAGGAACTGATATTATATTGGGTTTCTATAATGGATTATTGACTAGTTCAATCACAGGAACAACAACCCCTTACTATATCTTATCAGGTATAACGGCTATTTCCCACACGACTTATCCTGCTATATCACACTTATCATCTTACGAATATTCACCATCAACCTTTAGCGACTTAAACTTTGGAAACCAGTATGACTTTTGGCAACCGATGAATGATAGTTATGTTGGTTATACAATAAACGATAATTACCATAACTTTTGGATTGGTAGGGTAGAACAACTTTACGATAGTAGTGTTAAAATATTCAACGGAATATTCAAGCTTACCCCTACTGAAATAAACAACTTATCGTTTAACGATAAGGTTTATTTCTTAAACGCTTGGTGGAGGTTATTATCTATGAATGACGCAGACATCACCGATATTAGTTTGGTGTCTTGTTCGTTTATTAAAATACCATTTGATAATGTTGAAACACCTTTAATACCACCGACATATCGTCAGGCACCATTCACCCCACAACCAACCCCAACTGGTTCAACATATCAGTATGTAATGTTTAGTTCAACTAACATCGGGGAAATGTGTAATGAAACATCACCCCAAGTTGTAGTGTTTTCTAACTGCTCTACATTATCCGCTGGTTGTTCTGTGTTTAGTGATACAGGAGCAACAACACCTATTACCGAAGGCACCTTCCTAAAACAAGTAGGGTTAAATACTATTTATCAAGTGATAGAATATGGTATTCTAACAAACTTTACAACCTGTTAAAATTATGGCAAAAGAAATAGCATTAAAACTTAAAATCACCAGTCAGGGTGAAGAAAAGGTAATCAGTAATATTGGTGAATTAGAAGCCGAATTACAAAACTTACAGACAACCTTAAAGACATTAGATTTTGGAAGTAAGGCTTTCAAGGAAGCAACAAAAAACATCGCAATATTACGAACCAAGATTGACGAAGTTGATAAGGCTAGTGAAGGTATTGGGGCTGAAAAGAAGTTCCGTGCTTTTGGTGATGCCATCAATATCCTTACAGGTTCATTTCAGGTTGCGTCAGGTGCTATAGGATTATTCATAGATGATGAAAAGTCATTAGAAGAAGTCCAAAAGGCAGAAACAGCGGCGTTAAATGTATTGAATGTTGCGTTGGGTATAAACGCCATCAACACCGCAATCGTTGAAAGTGCCACACTTCGTAAGTCAATCGCAGACAAAGTTGTCGCATTTACAACAGGTCTAGCAGCTGCGGCTCAAAGAGCATTCAACGCAGTATTAGCGGCCAATCCAATAGGGTTGGTAATCACAGCTGTTGCCGGATTGGCAACAGCGTTCTTGATTTTAACTAAAGAAACCAAGAAATCAACAAACGCCCTTGATGAATTAAAAATCAAAACCGATACTATAAATGAATTGGCTAGTAAGGGTCTTGAAATCCGTAATGAAGAAATTAAAAAGACACAGACACTTACTGCGATAAGTGAATTGGAAAATCTTAAAAAGAAGGATAGGGTTAGGGTTCTAAAAGAAATACAAGCTCAATATCCTAATTACTTAAAGAACCAAAATCTAGAAAAGGTTTCATTAGAAGACATTAAAAAGGCTAATGAAGATTTAATAAATAGTATTACCAAAGTAGCCAAGGCTCGTGCGTCTGCTGATAAGTTGGCGGAAATACAAACAAAGAAATTGGAAATTGAAACCAATAGACAATTAGCGGTTGAAAATCAAATACAACAACAAACAGAAGCATATAATTTATTAGATGCCAGCCAAACACAGAAAAGAATTGTAGTTTTAACTAATCTTGGTAAGATTAGAGACCAAGAAGCCGCTAAAGCAACAAAACAATTAGACATTCAAGAAAAAGCCGTTCTTGGTTATATCAAAGAAAATGACTTGGTTGATGATTTGGTTGGTAATTTTACCAAAGCCGAACAAGCAGCGACATCGTTTGCTGATGCTGAAACCACCAATATTGAAAATACGATAGGTGTATTAGACAAACTAATCGGTAGATTAAATGATTTAGCCAAAGAAGAATTATCATATTCAACTGAAATCCTTAAAACACAAGAACAAGTTATTTCTAAACAGGAAGCTAGTTTAACAAATCTAACAAATGTTTTAACAACAAAGGCTAAAAAACTACAACAAGAATTATTCACATTACTTCGTGAAACAATCCCAACTGAAGCAGACGCCGCTAAACTAACCGATGGTTATATTGACTTGTTTGAGACCATAGGAAATCTGTATCTAACAGGAGCGATTAAACTTGAAGAAAGTATCGGGTTTGAGGACTTTATTAAAAGAGCTGAAGCTGTAATACCTGGTTTAGGTGAAAAATTAAAATTGGTTGGTGAAGATGGTAAGAAAAGTTTTGTTGATTTTTTTAATGAAATTAAATATCGTGTTAAAAATATTCAAGAAATACAAAAGACATTAAAGATTGAACCATTTGGGGATTTAGAAACAACACAGAAATTAAGCGAAGTTGAAGATACAATTTTTAATCTACGAAAAAATGCCATTAAACTTGGTTTAACTGATACAGACATAAAACAAAAGTCATTAGATTTAATAAATACCACTTTTGGTTTAGCTCAAAAACAAAAACAATTAGAAGATGAAATCGCAGCACAAAGATTAGTTGCGACTAACGCTACTGAAAAAACAAAAACAACTGAAGATAATAAGTTAAAGGCTCTTGAAAGCCAATTATTAAAACAGAAAGAAATATCTAACATCTTATTAGAACAGGTAAATCGTTCAAGTGATTTTTATTTACTAGCTGAAAACATCAACGAACAAGCCAATAAAAACGCAGAACAGATACAGAAAAATCTAACTGAAAGAAGGAAGGCTTTAACCCGTGATGAACTTGAAGGACTTAAAGAATACTTCGCATCTAACGCTAGTCAGTTCCAAACCTTATTCACCGACATCGCACTAAACATAAACGATTACATCGCAAAGGTGGGTGTTGATGGTGTTAAAGAATTGATTGGTTCAGTTGAAAGTAATTTTGATAATCTTGATACATTATCAAGAAAACAATTAGAAAAATTACAATCTTACCTATTGGTTGTTAGTAATGAATTGGGAACTAGTTTGGGTGAAGATAGTGAATTATTTATTGCTTTGTTGGATAAAATAAGTGAAAAAATAAAGAAATTACCAACAGAAGCTGAAGATAGTTTTACCAATTCAATAAAAAATATTAAAGATGTTGTTGATAAAGTTTTATCTAGTTTTAGTCAAATATCAAGTCAATTATCAAGTATAATTCAATCACAGAATAGTTTGTTGTTGGAACAATTAGATTATCAACAACAAGTAGCTCTTAAAAATATTGGGGAAGCCAATAGTGAAAACGCTGAAGAAAATAAAAGAATTACAGCTGAAAGATTAGCAGTTGAAAAGGAGTTCCAAAAGAAAAAGTTTGATGTTGAAAAGACAGCTAGGGTTCAAGAATTACAATTCGCATTAGCCAACGCAATCGCACAGGGAGCTCAAGCAATTATCAACGCTTACGCAACATTACCAACAGCGGCAGCAATACCATTTTCAATTATATTAGCTGGTTTAACATCAGCACAGGTTGGTATAATCAACGAACAAATCCAATTTACACAATCCAAAGCTTACTTGGGTAGAACAGGGGGACTTGTTGAAGGTTCATCACACGATACTTATGGTGGTGGTGTTCCAACTATGTTGGAAGGTGGGGAGTTCATATTAAACAGGGAAGCCGTAAGAGCTTATGGCGACCAAATAAGTATGATGTCTTCAGCCACGGGGGGTAAGCCGATGTCTATTGACGATAGTAGAATAGTTCAAGCTATATCAAAACAAAACTTATCTACAAAAACACCATTAAAAGCTTATGTTTTGTATAACGATATTCAGGACACAACAAAATTAAATAAAAAAATAGAACAATTAGCACGACTATAATGAAAGTATTTGAGCTTAAAATAGACGAAGAAGATGACTTGTCGGGAATACAATATATTAGTATTGTAAAAGACCCCGCAACAAAAATATCGTGGGAAGTTTTCAACAATCAGGAAGAAGTTTCCTGTTCCCATAAAGAAGATTTAACTGACGAAGATTTGTCTTTGTTGGATAATTATGGAATGGAAGTAAGTGATGAAGCATTCTTCAACGCTGAAATAAAAGATATTGATGAATTGGTTATTGAAAACTTTGCCGTTCCATCAATCAATCCTGACCCAAGAAAAGAAAGTATCTTTGATGATAATAGTGATAAAGCATCTGTTATTACAAGATACATCTATGTCGTTGATACGGGTGTTGGTGCTCCATTAAAACCACTTTCAAGACAACTATGTCGTAAGATGTTATTATCACAAAAGGTATGGTCTAAAGATGATATGGCAGCATTTTCATTACAACTATCAGCACAAGGGGATACATTCAAGTTAGTTCCAAGAGCCAGAACAGCACCTAATGTGGATTTCTTCCAGTATAAATCTGGCAACCGATGTTGCCATAGGTGGCTACAAATAGATTTTCCTATTGGATTAAATGAAACTTACGAAGAAGCATTATCCAAAATCCCACTTAAAGCACAATCAGCTTTAGGTAAGGGTAAGAATGTTGGTGGTTCAGGTCGTCCATTTATTAGTGAAGCCCGATATATGAATAGATTACCAAAATCAGTTAGGGGTAATATGTCCGCTGAAGATGAAATGAAACCAATAGGTTTTCATTTCGGTCTGTTTGTTTATCCAACAAGAATGGCAGCGTTGCTTGCTGAACCAACAGCAAAAATCATTTCTAAAGTAAAGTTAGGTATTATGGAAGGGTATTGTCCCGTTGATATAATGGACGACTATTACGAAGGAACTGGTGAAGTATTAGAGAAGTTTAAGGTTAGGGAAGCGTTCGCTGTTCCTACACAAGAAATACAGGACACCGCACAAAGGGTTCTAAATTGGGTTGAAGATAATGGTTGGGGAAGTTGTGGGACTGAAGTTGGTAAGATTAGAGCGAACCAACTGGCAAAAGGCGACAACATATCCCTTGAAACCATTACAAGAATGTTTAGTTATTTATCCCGTCATAAAGTAGATTTGGAAAGTTCCAAATCTTATGACGATGGTTGTGGAAAACTTATGTATGATAGTTGGGGTGGTGAAGCGGCGTTAGGTTGGGCTGAAAGGGAAATGAAGAAGGCAACCGAAATGAATGTAATGTTTTCCGCTGATGACTTCAAGGGTGATATTACCGCAGTTGTATTCCAACCAAACCAAAAGATATACAGATGGGACGATGAAGCAAAAACTGCGTATTATGTCTTTATGACCCGTGATACAATTAGAAAGATGTTGATGAAATTATCAAGATTGAAACCAAAAAACCTTATCAACTACGAACATTCAGGAATGGTGTTTGATGGTGATGATGTTTATACCTACGAAAATTGGTTGGTTGGTGATAATCCAAAGATAGATAAATCCTACGAAATGTTCGGTAGGGAGTTTGAGCCTGGCACTTGGCTTACAACAATCCACTTCGCAGACAGAAGAATATTTGATGACTTTGTCTTATCACAAAAGACAAGTTCAATTTCATTAGAAGGTATGTTTGAGGAAGTCCCATTCAATTTCTTTGATATTAAAGAAGAAGCGTTTATAGATGTTAAACCTGGTGAAAGTGAAAGTGATTATGTATCAAGATGCGTTAGTTCAAGTGAAATGATGGGAGAGTTCCCTGACGAACAACAGCGACTAGCAGTATGTTATTCACAATACAAAGAAAAGTTTGCCGAAGTAGGTGAGCGTGGTGGAATTAAAGAAAGTAAAAAGGCACCCAAAAGTGATACACCCAATAAATCACCCGAAGGTGAAGGAACAGCCAAGGGTGATGCTGGTGATACAAGAAGTGCTAAAGTTGATAAAGGAACGGAAGAAACCTTACAAAATAAAAGTGATGATTGGAACGAAAGATATAAAGAAAAAAGGGGTTATGGAACTAGTGTAGGTATGTTAAAAGCAGTATATCAACGGGGTCTTGGAGCATATAATACATCACATTCACCCGAAGTTAAATCAGCGAAAGCCTGGGCTATGGCTCGTGTGAATGCGTTTTTATTACTTATGAAGGACGGCAGACCTGGCAACCCCAAATACACAACTGATTATGACCTATTACCATCAGGACACCCAAAGAAAAAAGAAATGACTAACGAAGATTTTATTACAGAATATATCCCCTATGATGATATAGCAGAACAATATTGTAATTGTGATTATGGTTATACTGCTATTGGTTTCAAGGTAGGTGATAAGAACGAATACAAGTGTGTTGAAATAGATAGTGAAGAAGCGATGGAATATAACGCAGCACAACTTGTAATTAAATTAGAAACTTTATTAAAACAAATGGATAAATCTATGTCTTAAACATTTAAGACATATATTTATGATAAACAATTAAAAAAAAAATAAACTATGAAAAATATTGAAATATTACAAAAAGTAGCTGACCTTGTTGGCTTTAAGTTTTCAAGTGTTTCCTATACATTCGCAGAAGTTGAATTAGATGGTGGTGTAATCATTACCAATTCAGCGGAAGGTGAGTTCGTTTTGGGTGATACAATTAGTGTTAAAAACGAAGACGGAACATTTACCCAAGTAGGTTCAGGAACACACAGATTAGCTGACGGAATGAAAATCTTTATCACAGATGAAGAAGGTAAGTTGGTTGAAATCAAAGACGCTGAAGAAGAAGAAGGTGAAGAAGGTGTTGTTATTGTTGATGCTGAAAAAACTGAAAGTATGGAAAGCTCACAATTAGACGCATTAAAAGCAGCGATACACGATGTATTGTTTGCGTTTGAAGCACACGCTAAAGAAATTGCTGACTTGAAGGCTGATTTACACAACTTCAAGAATGAAGCTAAACACGCACCATTAAAGGAAGATACTTTGATGGCAAACGCTTTTTCAAGCGACAGCAGATATGAAATCCTGCGACAGATGAAACAAAATAACAAAAAATAAAAACAAAAACTAAAAAAAATAAAATTATGAAAAATCTTAAAAACTTCAATTTTGATTTTGATACTACTGGAATGGTAGATTACTTAAACGCAAACGCTGATTTGCTTTTATCAAAAATCGTAATGGATACTATTGAAAGTTCAACTTACAAAATTATCCCAAACATAAAGTTCGGCGAGTTAATTCCGGTTTATGAAACGGGAGCGATAGACGATATTGCTTTTCCCGGAACGAGTTGTTCTTTCACAGGCGGAACTATTGAGCTTACCGAAAGAGAATTAAAGGTATGCCAATACAATATCCAAAAAAATTGGTGTGATGACGAACTTAATCGCACAATATTAAGTGCGCGTTTATCACCAGGTTCTTACCCACCAAACTTGGCTCCTTCAGTTGAAGAAGCATTTATGAATGATATTGCGAAGAAAGCTTCGGTTTATGCTTCAAGAAAGTTTTGGAATGCTGAAACTGCTAGTGATGGTTGTTCTGGTATTATAGAACAATTAGAAAGCGCACCTTTCACAGCTGAAACAATCAACAAGACATATACTGCTATGACTATCGCAAACGCAACATCTGTTGCTGACGCTTACATCTTGGCATTACCTGCTCCGTTAAAGGTCATCAATACCATTATGGCGTTGAACCACAACGATTTCCAAGCGCTCCAACTTAGTTTGAGAAACCAAAACTTATTTAATTTTAATCCGGTTACTTTGGAAAACGGACAAATGGCAATCCAAATCCCTTTCACAAATGTAATCGCTATTTCTTGTGAAATCGCTGCTGGTTATGTTGTATTGACTAACGCTGAAAACTTGATGATGGGAACAGATTTGTTAAGCGACATTTCTTCACCTATTTCTTGGTATTCTTTGGACTTCCAACAAACAAGATTGAAATTAGCTATGAAGCTTGGTTCTGCTGTTGGTATTCCTTCACAGGTAGTTTTCGCATCTTAAAATTAAACAATCACATTCCTAATGGTTTATAGTCCTTCGGGACTATAAACCAAGTAAGGAAGATAAAAAAAATAACAAAAAATATAATAACATAAAACTATGGCTTCTAATTGTATTATCACAAGCGGACTAGCATTAGCTAGTTGTGTGAATAATGTTCCTGGTATTGACGAATTATTCGTTTTAACATCTACAGGAACATCTACAGACGCACAATTCGCATCTATCACCTATGATGGTGATGGTTATATCACTTCATTTTCAGCTGCTACTACAGGTTTAACTTTCCAACAAATAGACCTTGTAAGAAATAGTAGTGCTGCGTTGAACGAAGAAACTTCAATCAACTTACCATCTTTAGGATTTACATTCCTTACTAAACTTCTTTTTACAATTCCAGGATATTCACAGGAAAACACAAACCTTTACCAACAAATCGTTAAAAATACCGAAAGTTATTTCATCGTAAAGTTGAAGACAGGTAAGTATTTCTTGGCAGGTGCTGATGTAAATGGTGGTGGTGGAATGTATGTTGAAACAGCAGGTATTGTTTCTGGTTCATTACCAGGAGACGACCAGTTGTATTCAATCGGTTTAACTTCACAAAGTTCAATCAGCGTTCCTGAAATGTTAGTTCCAACAACCTTGACTGCTTTTGTAGCAGGTTCAGGTTTCGGTCTATACTATAACTAATTAAAAAAACTACTTTTTTATGGGGGGTAAAACCCCCATTTTTTTAAGCCAATTATGTTGGAAGTAATCAAAGATATTCGGGTTAGGAAGGACAACACTTATGTTCCTATAACAAGATATAAATTGACTAACTTACGACTTGATTTAGATAGTGAAATAATTACAATAAAGGTTCTATTCTACAGGAAAGATGACCTAATATTTACCAAGTTATTTAACTTGGGTAAATGTGGTGATACAAATGTGAATGAACTAATCAAACAGGTTCATCAACAAATACAAAATGAAGTTTAAGTCATTACTTACCCAATACTTTCAAGGCGAACAAGTGTATAACTATGGGGGACAAGTTCCACCAATTTTGTTTCCTGAACCTACACCACCTGTTAGTCCAAGTCCAACGCCGACCCCTTCAATCACCCCTACTTTAACAAGGACACCAACACCTACGCCAAGTATTAGTCCATCGCAAACTGCGACACCTACAATCACCCCGACCAATACAACCACACCAACCATCACCCCAACGACTACAAGGACACCTACACCGACAAGAACGGCTACGATGACCCCAACACCCACGATGACCCCAACATCATCACCAGCAGTCCCGTATCAAACGGGATTATTGGCTATTGATTGTGGTGGTGGAATATACACAGGTGGGGTTAGTGTAAATGTGAATGGAACACCTGTTGTAATAGTTGGTAGTGGTGGAACAATAGGTAATGGAAATTGTGTAAATCTATTGGTTAGAAATGGCACAGGAATAATTTATCAAATAACTTATGGTGGTGGATTTACGCAGTGTTTAACACCACTAGTATATGATGAAGTTAGAACAATCAACTTTAACTACAATGCTGGTATATTACCGATTGGTGGTTATGACTACACCGAACAATATTGGAATGGTGGTGTATTGGTTGGAACAACATTCAAGCAAACATCAATTATCAACCCTGCCGCTGACTTGGGTAATGGTTGTCCTACACAAGATTTGGATTTGGTTGTTAGTTTCTACATTCAAGGTGGAATTGTTCCAAGTCCAACCCCAACGAATACGCCAACCAATACGATTACACCAACCAATACAGAAACACCAACACAGACGCCAACACCAACCAACACCGAAACGCCTACACAGACGCCAACTAATACACAGACACCTACAAATACGCAGACACCAACCAACACGGAAACGCCTACACAGACACCAACGAATACTACAACACCTACAAATACACCAACGAATACAATTACCGCAACGAATACACCTACACCTTCAATAACACCAACGAATACACCTTATTTTGTATGTCCGCAACAAGTGAATATAACAGGATTTACTGGTTCATTTACAGGGTATAACGGAACTTATGATAGAATAACATATCAGTCAAACGGAAATACATTTGAGGGGGGACAAACTTTAACGGGAATTGGTTGGGATACAGCACAATTTTCAGGATTGTATTTAACTGCTTGGGAAAATAATAATGGTATTCAGTTAGTTTTTAGGGACTATAATGGTTATGTATTTACCCCTATTGACGCAATAAATAATGCGTTTGTAAATTATCCTAATTATGTTGAAGATTTATTGGGTGGTAGTTTTAATAGTGGTTCGTATAAGTTTCCAGCAGAACAAGGACAAACAATATTATATTATGATAGTAGTGGTTCTACTACCTATAATATTACTTTTACATATCCTATAAATTGTCCTACACCGACACAAACACCTACCAATACTGCGACGCCTTCACCGACGCCAAGTATCACCCCAACGAATACACCGACAAAGACACCAACACCGACACCTACGCCGTGTTGCTTAAAATATCTTATTACAAATACTGGTCCTAGTTTTTCAGTTTATACCGCTCAAGCGTGTGCCGGTGGAACAGCGACTATTACAATACCAATAAATCAGTCAAGGACAACTTGTGTGATAATTGGTGGCCCACCACCAGCGTATAGTTCTGGTAGTGTTTGTGTAATATCAATAATAGATGATAGAAGTTGTTGCTAATAATTAAAATAATATGATATACATAGAACAGAACGCAACCAACAACATCTTTGTAAATGTATCCCAATACAAGACGGGGGATTTTGGTGCTAATCCAAGATACTTATGGCGATTACAAAACGCACAAGGTAGAAACATAGTAAGTTTCTACCCTGAAAACGCAACCACAACATATCCATCTATGTATGCCAACAGGTATGATGTATTCAGTTTTGATACATTTAAGAACTTACCTGAAAACTTAAATTATACAGGGGGAAGTGCTTGTAATTTACACCTTGAAAATGAAAACCAATACTGGTTGGGTGTATATGAAATGCCATCAGGTTCTACATCATATAATCCTTCAAGTGTAAAGTTGTTAAATAGTTTGGCGTTTATATTCGTTCCTGTAAATAATGACTTCTATACAGGGAATACGGAGAACTTTACACCGAACACGATATACTACAAACAATAAAGGAATAACTTATATTTATACAATATGGAAAGTAATACAAATCCACAACCAAAGATACATTCGTTTAATGTTGATTATCAAATCAACAGAT